CATTATCAAAATCCAAATCTGGATCTTCATGTAGACTCAATCCACTAAGAAATTGTTTAAGATCATAAACCCCAAAGTCTTTAGGGAAATCTTCTTCAATTTCTGCTTCTGCAAGAATATTCTTCATAACAGAAATAGTTTTAATATGTTGTCCCTTTTTTACAAGAATTGATTGATTAATTGTAGAAAAGTTTTCAAAAATTTTGAGAGTTTTTTCAGAAAGTTTCATAACGAGCGTTTGTTGTATCAGGTGGTTGAGTGTTGCCACTAAAATAATAAAGAAGTAAGCAATAATGCATTGCTTTTAATATATCTTGCTTAGGAAATCCTTTCTTGTCGTATCGAGTTAAATACTTAATTGCATTAGAACGACAGAAAGCCTCTGCATCACCAACAGATTCAATAAGATCAAGAGTCTGGACATTAGATCCTTTGGTAGTATAATGTCCATTATACGTTGTGATGATATAATCTTGAAGATCTCGAATTCCTTTATCTTCTTCATATTTTTTAATATCCGTTTTCTCTATGGATAATTTTCTCTTCTCCATACTATAAGTCATATCTTTCAGTCTCCATTATAAGCATTATCTTCTGCTTTGTCAAATTCAAAGTCAGCATCAACCTTATCATATAATTCAAGGAATGCTTGTTTAGTCTCATCATCAAAACGATTTACACATACAGCAATTGCTTTTGCTTTATTCTTAAAAATAGAATATGCATGTACTATATGAACTAAACGACGAGTACTAATGATCTCATCAATCCCACCATCATAGAATGTTTTACGGATAATATCACCCCAATCAACCAATCTCTTACAGAAATCAGTATCAGTAACACCAAGATTAGAAGCAACTCTTCCTAAAATCTTAGACTCTGTTACTGGTGAGGGGTAGTCTTGCTCGAAGGTAACTGGGAATCGTTCAAGGAAGGCTTCATTAAGCACGTTAGTTCCAATGAATCGTCCGTCGTCTGAACCCTTACCCTTAGTATTTGCGGTAGCGATGATGTTGAATCCTGCTCTTGGTTTAATGAATTTTCCAATCTTTTTAAGGAAAACTCCAGTTCCCTCAAGTATGCTCTGAAGACAGAGAATCTTGTTGGATGCAAGGTCGATCTCATCAAGGAGCAAGATAGATCCTCGTTCGAGTGCTTCAATGACTGGGCCATTGTGCCATACGGTTTCACCATTAACAAGACGGAAACCGCCAATAAGATCATCTTCATCAGTTTCAATAGTAATGTTTACACGAATAAGTTCTCTACCAAGTTGAGCACATGCTTGCTCTACACCAAAAGTTTTACCATTACCAGAAAGACCAGTAATGAATGTAGGATAGAACTGTTTTGACTGTATTACTTTCTTTATATCAGTAAAAGGACCAAACTTAACAAATGTATTGTCCTTAACTGGTACAAGGTCTTGATCTACACGAGAAGTAACTGCAGGAGCAGAATATGCTTTTTCAATCTTCTCAACTTCTTTTGGTGTAACCTCTAGATTCCACCTACCTTTTGCTACTTTATACTGCTGTATCTTTTTAGAAACTGTTGCATAACCAATATCATTCATAGCACAAAATGCTTTGAGATCAGCAGCAGTAAATTCTACACCATATGTACTTCTTAATCCATCAATTGCCTGTTGTTCGGTCATTTTAAGTTCAAATGCCATGATAATAGTGCTTTATTTAGTTGAACCTATTATAAAGCAAAAAAGGGGTCTTGCGACCCCTTGTGTACCAGTTTGTTAATTGGTCTTATTGACCACGATTAGCAAGATGTTCTTCTAATTGCTCTACAAGTTTTGGTTGAGATAATCTTCTATCCAATTCAATACCAACACTTCTACCTATCTCTTCTAACTTAATTTTTGAAAGCCACTTTAAATTAGTAGGTATTTCTGGATCCACAGGTGGAACCTCTGTAGTAGCAACAGGCATATCGTCTAAAGGATTCTCATACACAGGAGGTGTAGGAGGAATTTCTTCAACTACAATTGGTTCTGGTGGTGCTGGTGGAACAGGAGGTGCAGTTGTTCCAGTTTCATGTGATGTTGTAGGCAACCCAGCTGCCTCAGAAAACTTACTCATTTCTCTTACTCAATTCTTTTAGTTATTTATTTTCTGGAGATTCTTCAGCAGGAGGAGTATCCTCTACTTTAGGTTCTTCAGTTGGTTCCTCTTTTTTAGCATACACAGCAGCATACGCATTCATCAAACCCTGTGCCTCTTTAGGAGTTAGTCTTGGCATTATATTATAATTAAGGTATGTTTATTTATACTACCAACTCAATAAATTCTCCAAGAATCTTTTTATTCATTTTTTTACCCTTCAAACTCTTGAAAAATGCTCTTTTAATTTGAGTCTTTGTAGCACCAGTATCAACTTCAAACTCATCATCAGATGCTAAAGCATTAGCAGACATTCCAAAGTAACTATCATACCCAGAAGATTTTATACTAAAGGTTTTAGTCTTTTTCCAAGATTTTGTTGCTCTCTCAAAATCCTTACCATCATACCCACAATACTGGCGAATAAAGTAACTAGCATCTCTATTGGCAAGTAAACGAATACCAACAAAATTCATATCAGGAAAGTTATGTCTTAGGTTATTAATTAGAGTGCCAGTAATAGTAGACCAATGCTCCCCAAACTTATAGGTATTACCAGTCTTTCTATCTCTCAAGAAAGTATTATACCCAACATAATTTGTTCCTAGAAATGGTTCATCTTCCCAATGTCTTTGTACTTCTCTATGATAACGTATTGGATGTGCTTCACCATCTGTAAGGATTACACATTGAACCTTTTGTAATTGATGATCATTCTTAAACTTAGGAAGAATTTGATGAAGACATACAAGTGTTTCATTCAAAGGTGTTCCTGAAAGATTCATTCCAATTGGAACATGATACTGAGTCCATGTATTTCTACCAAATGTTTGAGCACATCTAAAGATATTAATCATTTGCTCTTCCAATTCTTTTCCATTTACACTACTAGTGAATAGATTCATCAAAGAAAAACTCTCTGTTAATGCTGCCAATCCAGATCTTGGTTCATAAGAAGACTGAACATTTGGTCTACCTTCTTCATCATAATTTGGAAAACATTGTGTGAATGCATATACATCAAATGGAATAGAAACCTTTCTACAGAACCATATAAGATTATAAAGTTGTTTGATGGTATCTTCCATTACATCTGCCATTGAACCAGACCAATCAAGAATGAATACTAGTCCATGATTCTTTCCATCAGGAATTACATTTATTTTCTTGAAAAGATCTTCACTATACTTATAGGTATGAAGTTTGGATGTGTTGAGAACACCTGTTCTTGATACTGTAGAACGAGCATAGGCATCAGCAGCTTTCTTACATTCAAATTCTTTAACCAAGTAATTTACTTCTTTCTGTGCTGACTTCTTAAACTTCTTATACTTAAGATCAACCTCAGAAAATACTGTTAGGTTCTCTATCTCTTCTTCTGTTACATCATACCTATATGGTCTTTTACCTTCATATCCTTTCCAATTTTCAGCACATATTTTATGAATTGCTTTATTGGAGATAATAACCTTATCCAAATCAATCTTTGGTATCTCAACATAAAAATTCTCAACACCACCTTGCTCAATAAGACTTTCAATACCCTTGGCAAGTGAATCAGCAGTTTCTACTTTTGGCTCAGCATGTTGAAGTTGTTGATGTAATTCTTCTATTGTTAGTTGATCAGGTTGTGTTTTCTGATAATCCATATCAATTTGATCCCACCCTTCACCTTCACCATCTTCAAGATCACCATCTTCAGAATCAGAATCCATACCAGATCCACTTCCTTCCATATCCATACCCATACTCTCTTCCTCTTCTGCATCTGCTATCTGTTCTTTTATATCTTCCTCCATTTCACCTTTACAATACTTGTAAAGATCTTCAGCAACATCTAGAACCTCTTCAAAAGTCTCACATCTGTTTACTCTCTCAACAAATAATTGCTCTTCTATTGTAAAATCAATATCCACATAGTTACCAATCTTGAAATGTAAATTGATTTTATCGGCAAGATTAAACTCTGAAATATCCCTTCCTTCTACTTCAAAGAAATCATTATCATGTAATTCTAGGTATCCATTATAGAAAGTCTTAGGTATTCCAGCATACCTACGCTTCATTAACTTTTCAATTCTGGCATCTTCTACGATATTAACAAAGTCAAATCCTATCTTACGATCCTTAGACCAATCATAATCAGGTGTATAAAGTGCATGTCCAACCTCATGACAAACTAAAGAATCTAATACATTATTACTTGCCTTCTCCCACATAGGAAGTG